GTTCGGGTACTGTATGCAGGCCATCCAGGCTGATATCCAACAGCGTGTAGAGTTGTCCAGGTCGCGTTATTATTTGATCCCTGAAGGGTCCACATATAGGGCGCGTCTCCTGGGCCCCAACGGCCACCACTTGACGTTATTGTATACGTCGACATCGTTCCCGCTGTTGGCAAAGTTAACGTTATTGTGTGATAACCCGCAACACCCGTAGACCATTCGGTGTATATATTGTTATCGTATAAATATGGCGGATATCCCACATATGGACTAACGTAGGCGCTAGTTCCCGGAACTAGCAAATCCGCCCCTGGCGTGGTGCTTGGCGAATAATTCCCTGTCGCAAACAGTTCGTTTACGCTCGCTCCTGTATTAACCGATGCTTGATCTGAGAACGGATCTATGATTCCACCAGCCATGTTGAAACGTTTGCCGGCGTTTTCGGCAGTGTATAGGTATAGAAGAGAAATATTGCTAGATGATTTTAACGCCGTTGCTGCATTCGTTTGATTCTGTTCAGATCCAACGGCAATTCTATCTGATAAGGAGGATAATTCGGTCTCTAGAACCATCGATGACGACGGCAAAATAAAATTTACGTCCGTATTACATATGGGCGCCACAATTTCGCATTTACCTCGGCCCGAAGGGTTTTCTGATAATAGAATTGATGTCACAGCAATAATTTCCTGTTGTATATTTTGCGAAAAATTATCCCCATTGAAGAAGGACTCCCGACACTATCGGCGACGTTTTGTTGAACGTTTTGATCCGGTATTTCATAGATACTCCAGATGGTTGCCCTGATATATCAACTAATGGGTCCTCGTAATATTTGGTGCCATCAGCTAGGGTTTCGCCCAAAAACAAAGTGGCTAACGACCAGGAGATGCCTCCATCTCTTGAAACTTCGGCAGTTAGATCAACGTTGATCTGGAATGTTCCGCTTGCCTGTACTCCGATTCTGGCCGAGGCCGGCTCGATCGTGGCAGCAAACCCATTCGATAAAATAGTCATGTCATTTTTGCCACCAACATCCAAAAGTTCAAATTCCGCGATATCACACGTTCCGCCTCCAGGCGCAATCGCCGTGATATATAATCGATAGTACCGATAAGAAGCGGGAGCAGAAACGATATAGATTCCTTTTGCTGCGGTTCCCGCTATACCGACTCGAGAGTCCAATGTGTCCCAAAGGACGTTATCATTTGATCCTTCTAGTCTAAAACTTGATGGTCTATCTTGTGGATAACTAACGCGAGGTAGAATCGTATATGAACCAATTGTTTTATTATTCGATGGACCAAAATCAACTTTTAGCCATTGGCCTCCGCCAAACGCCGCCGAGGCCCAGAAACTTACGCTTATATTTCCCGGGTTATTATCCGCCGCAGCGTAACCATAGTAAGGAGCGCTGTATACTGAGCTTGTTGTTATTGTTACACCAGCCGTAGTCGGGCCAGTCATAGCAGGAATCTGATCACTGGCTATCGTCGTGCTCGGCGAATAATGTCCGGTCGAAAATAGAGCATTTGGACTTCCTGCTGTGTTAACGTCGTTTTGATTCGAGAATGGATCGATGATTCCACCAGATACGTTTAATCTACTTCCTTTGCTTTCAGCAGCATACAGATAAAGGAGAGATATATCAATCGCTCCATTTGCGATTGCGTCAGCGTCAGTTTGAATATCTGCGATCATTGCGTCTATTCCATCAGATAGGGAAGATAGCTCAGTGTCCAAATTCATGGACACTGAGGGCAAAGTAAACGTAGTTGACGCGTTTATACTTGGCGCGGCTATAATGCACTTTCCCTTTCCTTCGGGATTTTCTGCTAATAGAATTGATGTCATCGTCGTTTCTCTTAAATGGGTTTGGTTGGCCATACTATGTTTGTCGGCCAACCAGTCTGTAGAGGAACATCTCTAAGAGCCTGTCGATACGTTGACCATTTGGCCGGAACAGCCGTCGACGTCTCAAACGCCTTTGTTATGACCCAATCCGTCGCGGCCAGCATAGTATCTCGGTCGAATCTGGCTTCGACTATAAGATCGGCTGCCGCATCGATCGCACCCTGGGCTTCTTCAGCATCCCGGATCTTTTCCTCGGCGGCGGTAAACTGTACCTTTTTAGGCTTCTCGCCTGGGTTTCCGGCTATTAATTTATATCTAGGCATTTGTTACTCCGTACATTGAAATCGTTCCGCTGGAGATATTTCCTGACAGAAAATAGAATCTAATAGCGTTCATGGCTGTTGTTGATTTTCTTTCGCCACCAAAGAAAACTACCCCGTGCGCCGCTGATGTGTAATTGAGAATGGCCGTACCGGATATTCGAGTCCTTTCAGCAAGATGCGGGAAACTCAGAATTGCCCTTCCAGAGAATCCATGTAGTATGTCAACATATTGACCTATTCTGATATACGTGTCGTTCTCGACACCAGAATTGATTACAGCAGTAAGAGCGACTTTGCTCGAGGAATGGGCATATGTTGAACCGGCAGAATCGAATGTCGCTCCTCCATCGGAGGACATTCGAACCAAGAACGCCTGGCGAACCGTAGGTCTAACGTTGCCAAAATCAAATATGTAACTGTCATATTTTGTCGCATCGAACCCAGTAAAATCGACAGTCGCAACGTTTGACGCGTCAACAGAGGATATAAACGTTACTCCAGCAGAAACCGTCGGGGCGACAACGGCTAATCCAGAGGCTCGCTGGAGACGAAGAATCCATTTTGTCGCCGTGTCTTGGGTAATTATTGCGGTATCTCCAGCAGCCGTTGTGATATTTGCGCCACCGGCACCCACATCGAAATTAACTCCGTGCGTCAGGATAACGGCCCCGTCGAATGCTAATAGGGCAGTTGTTCCGACCGCGATCGGTGTTATTCCAGAAATTCCAGTTATTCCGGTGACATGGAAGGCGTTTCCATCGGTACCCAGAGTTAGAGTGGCCGCAGAGGCTATTGCGGCGCCTTTGGACCATCTAACCTGTTTCCCGTTTGTGTCGAGCGTTCCTCCTAACTGGGGAGTAGTATCGGAAAAAACCGATGTCATCAGATTTCCTAGATCCATAGAAGTCGATGGTAGCGTTAGGGTTGTCGTCGTGTTGATTGCCGGAGAGGTAATAGTGACGGTACCGGTACCCGCCGAAGGAGCGCTTAGCGTTATTTTTGTCATGAATTATCCTTATGTAATATCCCATCGAGCGCCGGATGACACTTCAACTTTAATACTACTATTTATTGTGATGGGACCAAGAGAAAGTCCCCTTTTGTTTGGAGATATTGTATAGTTTGCCGATATCGTATCGTCATTTTCCATTATGGGAGTTGATGATGAGCCACCTATATTTCCCCATGCTAAACCGTTGTATCCTTCAAAGACAGCGTTATCGGTATTAAATCTTATGAACCCGCTAGTTGGACTAGCGTCTCGCTGTAACGTCGTGCCGAATGGAAGTTTGGCAGACCCTGTAGAATTCGTTCTAAAAATCCCATATCCAAACGCAGAATCTGCCTTTATTCCTTGGGCCGCGGTAGCGAACGCGGAAGCGTGACTTCCATCAAGAAGATCAGCGTCAAGACCAGATGTTGTACCGTCGACTGTCTTTATCGCGGTCAGGATTTGACCGGCTGTCTGGTCGGCTGTCGCGCCAGTTTCGATACCTGTAAGTTTTGATTTTTCCGCGGTTAGGAAAGACGCGGTTGTATTTGTCAAGACTGCTGCGAGGGGCTGATACGTTCCGGAATGGTTATGGGCCGACAGGGCGAACGCTGAAGCGTGCTGTCCATCGAGAAGATCGGCGTCGAGACCAGAACCAGAGCCGTCGTTCGCCTCGTTCCATAATCTCCGCCAAACGGGCGGAGATGCGTTATCGAGGTTATAAGTAAACCACATCTCATTATTGACAAGCGAAGTTAGTAGAGCGTTATATCCGGTACCGTTATCCCTTTTTGAAAGTACGTTATATCCGTAGTATCCAGTCGTTGTGCCCGTCGTTGGCATACCGACCGACCCGGAAGCCTGGATCATCGATCTGTATCCTGATGCTTTCGACCAGCTCGCCGCGGTCGGCATGGTAGTTATAGATTGTATTGTTTTGCCGATACCGGTAGCTATCGAAGGCCAGTATGACGTTTTTGCGTAATACGCGCCATGCTGTCCATCGAGAAGATCGGCGTCCAGACCCGACGCAGCCCCATCCAAAGTTTGAACCTTTGTCATAACATCGACTGCGGTGTATGATGAAGCAGGCAAGTATCCGCCTGATGCATGATCTCCCCAGCCATACGCCGTGTTCCAGTTGGAACTATTATCCGTGAATCCTGAAATGTCCGATATTGATAGCGTAACGATTCCGGTTTTTCCGGCGACAGATGTAACAGCTTCGACGAAACTGATAACTCCAGTTCCAGAATTATAGGACAAAGAGCCGGATACCGATATGGATCCTCTGGCTCTCGCATTGGTGTAATATAAATTAGACCCTTCAGATAAAACAGAGGTCGTCTTTGAGGCAAAATCCGAATCAAAATTTATTGTCGAATATGAACCTCCTCCTCCGGTTCCGCCGTGTATCCCAATTAAAGACACGATGCCATCGGAATCTCTAAATGACTTTATGACATTAGAATTGTTTTTATACCACAATCTTCCGTCAGAATAATTAAGGGCAGCTTCCCCGTATGCCAGATCTCCCGTCAATGGGACCTTACCGGATACGGATGATTTCTTTAAAATTACGCTTGCCATATTTTATCCTAAAAAGGGGGCAAAAAGGAGTAAAAACTCCTTTTCTTTTATTTATTAATACGTACCACCGTCTATGGTAGTGATGGAAACTAATCCTGACGCGACGCTCATTTGAGCTGCATCGAATCTAGCAACGCCTAGAGCACCAGTTGTTGCAACGTTCGCAGCAATTGTTAGATTATTTGCTGGATCGTCATAGGTTAGACTGATGGCCGTTCCGCCTAAGAAAAAGTTAGTAACGAAATGATCTTCAAGGGCTTCTGTTATGGAGACGCCGTTAAAATACATCCCAGAAGCAATTCCGAACGGAACCTCAATAGGTTTATTGAAATCCCATCTATCGGTTGCCCCATCGTAAGTCATGGTTGGCCTGACTCCGGTATAGTTAGCTCCACCAATTGTAAGTCCCGCTCCAGAGGCAGAGACTGCCCCAACAGCTGAATCGGCAAGAACCATATTAATGTCCTTGATAGATGTAACTGTCGAGTTAATAGTCGTTGTGGTACCTTGAACTGTAAGATTTCCTCTGATGACCAAATCACCAGAGTCGGCTCCGATAGGAAATGGATCCAGATAAAGGGTACCGGTTGTAGAACTAACCGTGTTACCAGAAATTCTGACATTTGCGACATCAACTTGGGTTAGACCAGCCAGCGCCGTGTTTGTTCCACCTAGATTTATTGCCGTGGAACCGATCGTAACTGGCGCCGAGGCAATAACTCCATTGGACGAATTGAAGTTTGTGGCATTGAATGTTGCGACACCCTTGGTTGATCCGTTCGCAACAGCGTTTGCCGCTGAAATTGTTATTTTATTGTTCGTTACTGCCGTCGATAGACCATTGTATCCAACGACTGAGAGGGCCGAATCAGTCAAGTTCAGGGCATCGGTTCCCGTCTGACCAGCAAAGTTCAGTATTTTTGCGCCAGCTACTGTATCTACGTAGTTCTTAGTCGCAGCGTCCTGCAGAGCGGTGGGATCAGTAACAGATGTTATTCTAGATGTTGAAACATCAACTGAGCCGGTTCCATTAGGAGAAAGAAATAGTGATCCGTTTGTGTTCGTCGTAGATATCGTATTTAGATTAAAATCTATATTATCGACTATTAGGTGATCCACCTTTGATGATGCATCGGTTAATATTGCAGATGATGCGGATAAGACCCCTGGAGTATGATCCATCATGTTGGTGAAATACGTTCCACCAATAACAAAATGGTTTGCGGCATCTCCGGCTGTTTCTGCGCCCATACCAACGTAGAGTCTATTTCCGCCAGCACCCGACCATGAAGAATACGCTAATTCCCCAGCAGCGAGAGCCGCTGGATTGCCGGCTACTTCCGATCTTTTTAGTTTTATTGTGCTTGCCATTTTTTAGTATTGGCCTCCGCTTATTGTTTGCGCTTCGAGTACTGTCTTAGCTATAAAATCCGAAGATGATGAATCGTATATCAAGATACTGCCTTCGACTGCTCCTGTTGTATTTATTCCAGACAAAGACTGGAACGTTATATTCGCGTCAACCTTCTTGACTGGCGTTCCCAACTTTACCGTCCGAACAATCGTTGTGTCGTCAGCAATAATTCGTTTCACTTTGGTCTTTAAATCATAATTTATGCTTATAGTCATGTCGTAATTACCTCGTAACAGACGGTGTTACCGTTATCGTGCCTTCTAAAATCCGTTCAATTATCGTATTCGCGGCCGAATCTTGATGAGAGAGTTCAATATCATATACATATCTTCCTGGTTTCAGATTTCCCGTTTGGGCGTTGGTTAAGGACAATGTCACAACACCATTTAAAGAATCAGAAACTATAGATGTGAAGTCTGTGGTAGAGGCCGAATCTGAATTATACGTCTTTTTCAGCTTAGCTTGGACCGAATATGCAGATAGGTTTTTATGGGCTCCGTTTATATCCTCGAGATGCAGTTCTAAGGACGCATCAGCGCCTCTGTCTATGGAAAAATCTTCGTATTGTGCCATTTGTTAGACCTTCATCCATGCGTAAAAGTTTTCATCGGGTTCGCGTATTCTTCTGTGTATCGAAAACGACGCCTTTATTTCTGTTGATCGTTTTTTCTGGTTGGCCTTTATGTATTTTTCGAAGGCAGCAGAAGTATTTAGTGTCTTATCATCGGAATTCACATATATTTTTTCCCAGCTTTTTAACTTCCTTTGAGAATAATCCAGCACAACCGTTCCCGAACTAGTCACGACGTGTATTTCGGGTTTAAGTATTCCAAGAGTCTTATCTCTCGAGGTCTCTAGCAGGGCAATTTCCGATATTCTGTCTGTACACTTCTTTTTCGTCGTGTATTTTTCCAGAATACCCGGACCCTCTAATTTAAAATCGTTCAATTTAATGTGATTATCCGAGCATTGGATAGCGTCAGGATTAGTTTTTAAATTGTTTACGAATCTTATCCATCCATCTGCGTCCTTTCTCCCTCCTCTAGCATTGATAACCTTAAAGACGTCGGATGGAGAAACTGAACCTTTGCCAAACATATCCTCAAACCATACGCATCCTTCTTTGCATACTCCCATAGCTTTTACGACCTGCGAATTAATTTTCATACTATACTCCCGTAAATTAACGATTGAGATCCAACTATAGTTAAAAGACTTCCGTTCTTTGTTATTGCAGAACCAGCAGCGCCTCCAGAAGTCTGCACTGATAGTCCAGCTCGACCCCAGCCACCGCCGCCTCCTCTTACTCCGGATCCGGTCGCTCCGTCGTATGGAACCGTCGTGTTTAGAATTCTACCGCCGCCGCCGCCAGCTCCGTGCAAGTCTGGTCCTTTACTGTCATGTTTGAAGGATCCTCCAGATCCAGCTCCGTATCCACCAGCTCCGCCCCAACCCGCCCATGGAGATCCGCCGGTCGCTCCGTACGCTCCTATAAGTCCGCCAGCTCCGCCTGCGGCAAAACGTCCAGGATTATCTGATGTTGAGCCGCCTAGGCCGCCTCCAGCGCCGCCGCCGCCGCCGCCTCGGTCGCCATCATCGCCTCCGGATGTCTGTCCGGATCCGCCGCCACCGCCTCCTGCGATGTATCCAGTTCCAGTGTTAAGGTTAACTGTAGTGGTTATTGATATTCCAGATCCGCCGGCCTTTCCAACCTGCGAATAGTAAGATCCGCCTTCACCGCCTTTTCCCATTATGAATCCATTATTTATGATCTCTATGCCATTTGTAAAACCGGACACGGTGAGACCGGCGACGGCGGTATTATCTGACCAAACATAGATTCCCTGCATGATTTCTACTGAGACTGGCCGTATTCCGTTCCATCCCCGAACTCTGCACCAGGCGTTCAGATCCAATTCTTGAGTGTGAGCGTTGACAACAGCTCTAAATATATTTCCCGTTGAACCAATAAGCTGACTCGTATTAAAATTCTGTATCATCTAACATCTCTGACGTGGGTAACCAGTATTGTTGTGGCATCTATAACAAGATAAAATAACAAATCAAGAGCGTTCGCCGCAATCTCCAGTACAGGAGCCGATCCTTCGGAAAATTTCCAAGATGTTCCATATGCCAGAGTTCTGGAACCAGTGGCATCCTGGTTCACCTTTATAAAACCAGATTGTCCTATTTTCACGTTGGTCGGATTAGCCAGAGTTCTGTTTCCGCCAAGAACAACCGAGAAGTTTATTCCGAGGTTAGCGTCTAGCGAAATGGTCGCGGCATCAGTAAGAGCAACTATCTGGGAGGTAGCCCAGGCGGCATCCGTCGTAAGGACTTTAGAGGAAACATTCGCAGAATATTCTGCGGCGGTTGCAACTGGGAGCCGAGCAACTGAAAGTTGTCCGGCTGATATATTACCAGCGTTTTTGAAATAGTCAGAATCTCTGGATCCTAAAGATCCGGCCGAGATATTCAACCCATCAAGAAACGTTTTAGTTATAGCGTGAAGAGTATCAGAATCTGCTCTGGCCGTTGTGTAATACAGATTGGAACCTTCAGCGAGATTTCCGGTATTTTTTAGGGCAAAATCTGAATCGAAATTATAGGTTGAGGTTATAACCCCAGTGGTTTTGGAATAGACAAGCGAACCAGCAGCTGAGATTGCGTTCTTTGCGTCGGAATCTGCTCTGGTCGAGGTGTAATAGAGATTGGTATTTTCTAGGATATCAGACGTTTTTAGCCCGTTTAGAGCCTTTATGATATCAGACGAGACCGATGTAGAAAGCGAATCTTTATTTCCAACGTCATCGACGAGTATGTTAGTTTTTGTTATCCATGTCGCTATCGTGTCCGATAATGATATTGTTGGTTTAGCCATTATTCTTACCTATATTTTCTAGGAGATTCAAAATTTTTCCAACTTGATCTTTTAGGATCTCTACATCATTTGTTAAATTATCTCGCCGTTGCATTTCTTGTCTTTTTTCTCGTTTTAACGCTCGAGCTTCCGATATCTCATTACTATTTATATTCAGGATTGCTCCTGAATTCTTATCTCGTACCATTCCAGGTGTATTCTCAACTTGAATTAACTGCACGACTTATACTCCCAGAGCGATTACTCTGATATCAGAGAAGACAGGAACTTTTGACGAATTCGTTGACCGCATAACAATTTTTATCTGGAACTTGGAAAAAGCGTTAAGGGTACCGCCTTTTCCGCCTACCAAATATTCATATTGTCTAAATATCGTTGGTATTTCATCGGATGTTATCGCACTTTCTTTAGAGACTAGAGTCCAGGCGGCGTCTTTCAGAACGTCTTCTCCCGTCCCAACTCGGTAATAGACATCGAAATCTGTTACCGCGGGTCTGTTCGCCGACAGGAGAACCTTTAATCCAACAGCGTCCTGATCCAAATCGATTTGATTCGTTACGTGTTTAGACGCATGAGATCCGCTGTTGTTGTTCGTTTCCGCGGTGTAATTCAATGGAACGTTATATCCAGCCGAGGCGCTTGATGCTTGGTTATCAATAGAATTGGATATCAAGACAACCGATGTTCTTTGGGCATCGATCATCGGAGCAACTATTCCATTGGTTGTTGACATATTAAGTTTCAGGCTCATGGATTTTGAACCACTGATTTGAGACGTTTCATTCTCTCTGTTTGCTACCATTCTCGGTGCGGAATACTCGTTGTTATTATTCAGTTCGATATTAGTATATGCAGCATCTTTTTGGTATGCGGTTTCCACTCCGGCTAATGATCTTCCGGTGGTTGTCATGATTTCTGAAGTTACCAGCGTACTTCGTGGTAATAGTGTCTGTATCGACGGGAACGATACGTTGTATTGAATGTTTCTTGAGGCATTCACTGCAGATCCGCCTCCGGTGATCGAACTTGTAGCAGAAGAATCTGCATTGTAGGTGTATCCAGTTTCGTCAACCGCAGTAATTATCCTATTTCCAAGGAAAGACGCTCCAGATATTCCGCCTATAGATGAGGCAGAATCAACTCCGAGAATTTTGACAGTATCAGCGATTATAAGCCCGTGGTGCGGATGCTTAACGGTAACGGACGCCGATCCAGAAAGAGTGGTTATCGGATCAGTCGATAAGAGAGACATAGGAACCGCTTTGTTCTCAAAGGTTGCAAATCCAGACGATACTCCAAACTCTGCCCGATATACTTTGAACTTAAGATCGTAATCTTGCATAGGAGTCCATGTCGAGGCGTTTTGAGATTTGAACAGCGATCCCAAAGATGGTTGTCGGGTCACTCTGTCTTGGGTAGATCCTATTAAGAATTCTCCAACCTGCGATACATACACGTTATATTCGGTCGTATCTGCAAGAAGGACGATCGCGTAATCTTTTCCTGATTCCAGATAAACCGGCTCATCAAATTCGAATGTTGTTGCAATTGTTCCATTGGCTGACGTATTGACCAAAGACGGCGGCATATATTTGATTGCTCCGGGTAATGCAGAGTGTGAAGACGGATAGCCATTTATTACCGGTCTGATTTGCATCTGTATCGGAAGGACTTGATCCTTTGAGGCGAAGTAGGCGTCAACTTTTGTTACGTAAATTCCGTCCGAAAGGGTAAACGGTCTAAACGTCTGGGCCAACGGATCGGGAGTGTATCCAAAGTTTCCAGGCTCGCCGCCGCCGTGCTCAATATTCCGAGTTGGTATAATTCTAGAAGATCCAACGACGATAAGAGACCTGGTCGTTCTTATCGTTCGTTCGTGGGTCTCAATAACCCCCGATGCGGAAAACATTGCGGATGCGGTAGACGTAGCCATAGAATTAATGTTCGTTGAAACATCCAGGAGTTTGAATTCCTTTTCCCCAGTTCTAAACTTTATAGCAGGAGTGTTAGGGATAAAGAATGAACCTTCGACACTACCGGTAGCGTCGGTTATAAGCGAACTAGCAGTATCTGGGTGACCGGTTGCTGAGTTATATAGATTTCCGTAATCAGAATCTGCGGTCGAAAACTGAACAAATGGTTCAGCCTTTACCCAAGAATCAACTCGTTTATTATCAAAGAACGGGAAGAGTCTGGTCGAAGGCTTAAGTCCTTCGGCCTTAAAGTATATTTTTCTTGATCGCATAAACGGAATAATGGTGACATCTACAATCCTATCACCGATAACTTCTCGGATCATCTGGGAAGACGCAATACGATTAAAACCTCTTCGCCCACCGATTGTCGCGTTTCTAGATCGGTCTCCAACTTTGTGTAGATCTCTTGCAACTGACCCGTGCCATCCAGCGGCCCATTCGTTCCACATAAAGGCGGCAGAGGTATTAAACTGGGTTCCACCTGATATCGATCTTGTCGCGCTAAAATCGAAATCTTTCCAGGTGTCCGACGCAGGCGAAAGATTTATCGTTCCATTGTTGGTTATAACCGAAAACGGGTTGATATTCATCGTCGTCGTCGCAACGTTTTGGTCTATCAGACTCTGTTCAGTATATTTGAGATAAATATTATCTCCCTTTCGTATCGTATTAGATGAAAGGGCCGAATCATACATGAGACCAATATTATCAGCATAGAACGTAGGTCGTAGTATCTGATTCTGTATATCGATAGAGGCTTTGAATTCTTGACTATTTGTATCGGAGAAGAAATGGTCTGAGAAATTATCAACGAAGAACCCAGATTTGGCTCTGTTAATTCCGGTTGAATCTAAAACAGCCCAGTTTTTAGTTTCCAATTCCAACAAGGAAAGACTTGTTAGCTCCTCTAATTTTGTTATCCTGTTCTCTAGAGTGCCGATATCTGACATCGTGTAACCCTTTGTTTCGATAAAGGTCGTCGATACATCAGAATCGTTTAAGGTGAAAGGATGCATGTCAATATTGTAAAGATCGAGTGCTCCACCAGGAGTGTCTGGATACTTTGGATCGGTTGACGGTACACCCGAAATTACACTAACATTTCCATCGGTGTTTATTACCAATCTATCCCGTCGAGGCAAATAGTATGTAGCATCCAGAGTTATCAGGTCTGTGTTCTTCGGTAGTTCATTCACAGCCGAACCGGATCCAGAATATGTTCCAAGAGTGTTCACGACAGGTCTAAAATCTAGAACGTTTCTTAGATTTATCTTGTCTCCGTTAGGGAATGTATAATCCGGAATATTCTCGTAATTGACTTGGCCAGAATATGAATTAACTGAAAAGAAATCTCCAGATGTGCCATGATCGAACGACTGATATTTAACGAAAACATTGCCAGACGGAGCTGTCTGGCCTTTGTTGAGAATTATTCTTCCCTTATCGTAGAAATTATCTCTCTGACCATCATCAAGAACAAAGTTCGACGCGAGATCAACTCCATTAGAATCCGTCTGTTTTATGACAGAAACGTCGTAAATATCCGGATAGACTAAATCGACATACTGCAGACCTGTTCCGTCTGATCCGACCGCCGCAGACACGGTTCTGTTCATCAGAGTTTTTGTTCTTGCTGATCCTATTGATTTATTGACATATCCCAAAATTTCGAAATTAGACGAATTAGCTTGAGCGCCTGATATGGATGCGGACGCTGTTCCTGATCCGGTGATAGTCGCAGCCGAATCTATATTGGATCCCGCATCAGACATAATCCAGTCGGTCGTATTCGCGAAGGTTTCTCCGGTTCCAGTAAGAGTTAGAGATGCGACTCCGGAGGCATTTGTAGTAGTTGAAAATCTTCTCTGAACCGTTAGCGATATATCTGTGAGGGTAGACGGCATGTTAGACGGCAGAGGAAACAGGAGATTGTTGCCAATGGTCGATTTTATGACTGCCTTATTGTTTTCTAGGGTCAGGTTAAAATAATTTGTCGTCGATAATCCTATCGACACCGTATTTCTGAAACTCTGTCCTACGTTCATTGCTATATCGAACAGATATATTTTCCATGAGGAACCAGACCTTTCGACTCCGCGTATTCTTGCAGTACCAATGGTCGTTCCTCCATACGTTCCGAGACTTCTAAGATTATAAAGCTCGTTCGTTCCGACGTTGGGAAGTCCTTTGCCGGAGTTCGCGATTACATAGGAACCATAATTAGCCGATACAACTTCGTTATTAGATATTGCAGTTGTTCTGGCTTTATCTATATTCAAAACAAGTGGATATTTATTTTCAGCTCTGTATCCATTTATGTACGCAACGCCTCTCGATACGTCCATTTTTAATTTGGTAGCATCAGAATCATTTAGATCAAAATTCAATCTAAAAGGCTTAACCAGATAATTTCCCGATTCTTCTTTGGTGCGTAGGGCGAGAAGATCGCTGATAACATTGTACGTGTCAGTAGCTTTAACAACAGCTTCTAGTTTTCCAAGGGCGACGTGGCCAATGTACACGAAATTTTCTCCGTTAGTCAGACTTGCTCGGGTAGTAAGAGTTAGAGATATTTTATAACGATCCGCTCCAGGCGCCGAAAGATTCGGAGTAGCATTCGCGTTATCGTACAAGCTAATGTCTGAATTCGCAGTTACAATATTTTCTGTAACCTTAAATCCGATATCCGCGGTTGGATCTTCGGTATATTTTGATACGATAACGGATTGTTTTGGGGCGAAAACGGAAAATCCGTTAACGAAGAACTCACCAGAATCTGAGGATACTTTCGTTCCTTTTCCAACTGCGGGATTTGCAGTTGAGTTTATCGTTTGTACCATCACCGGATAAGATCCGTCAGTGATGGTTTCGCCAGGATCGAATCTTATTGGCGTGGCGCCCGACGTCCCAAGAGATGTATCGGTATACCTGACGTAAAACGTGTCGGGATCGGATCCTGTCGCTCCTATTACTTCTACGATTTTGGCTTTAACTCCAGACGCTGAGCCGGTAAATTCTTGTCCGACAAGAGAAGACAGGGTACTCGGCAGGATTGCGCCGGTATCGAGTTTGACGAATTCGTATCTGTTGTCCGCTACCAGATTGCCAGGATTTATCGCAGCGCCATCTTTGTATAGATTATTGCCTATACGCGTTATTTGTTTCTGGAGTATTGTCTGAAGTTGATTCAGTTCTCTAGGCTGAAGATATTTTCCACCATTAAACAGAATCCTATAAAATTCTGAAGAATCCTTGTAATCATCCTTATATGTTGTAGAAAATGTGCTTGAATTGAAAGTCATATGTTTTTTCCGTTATATGCCGATGACAACTTTAATGTCTTCAGTCTGAGAAGAGGCTCGCATTACCGCAGCTCGATTTTCGATGTATAAAATGTCTCCAGAAAACGGTTTGGCGTCTCCTTCGGTATATGCCAAGCTATTTGCGTCTATAGAGGCAGAATCTAATATTCCAGAACCGGCCCCAGCGATTTCCGTGACAGTCTCAGCTTCGGTAAACTGAGTAAAACCCGTGGCCTCGGTTTGATGGTAGAATATATTCAATGGTCCGGTAGAATCCACATAAGCTTTGGCTCCAGAACTAGACCCAAGAATCATCTTATCTTTCGTGAAGGCATTTGAAACGGAAGCAAAATTTATGCTTCTAAGAAAGGATCCAGATCCACCAACGAAATCAGAATCCGTCACGGGAATTGTTGGGTTTTTGAGTAATGATACCTGTCTAAAATCTTGATCGATGATGAATGTGCCAGATTCCGTACCAGATGGTTTCGTATTAAACATTAGCATAGTAGATTTAAGATCGTTCTTTGGATTTGATCCAAATCCTCCACTTGGAGAAATACACACCCGAGCGGAGGCAGAAACGGAAGGTGAACCTCCGGTTAGTTTCACTTCGGCGTAATTAAAACCCGAGCCGAATGCCGACGAATCGTTGTTCATTTCGATTTTCGTCACAACTCCAGATGATATCGTGGCGGTGGCCAAGGCGTTTGATCCATCTCCTATTACTGAGACAGTAGGCGCCGTTGTGTATCCAGATCCGCCAGATGTCACGATAATGTCACAAATCTGTCCTGATACGGCGGCGTTTTGTATACCATATTGTTCCACTGCGGCAGCCGCGGAATCGGCGAACGTTGAAGCCTTTATGGGCATATAATTCGACGTGAGAAAGTTTGAAATTTCTACGGGTGTCGATGAATATAGAAATTTCCATACGTAACCGTCGGCCGTAGTGAATGCCTTTGTTATCGTTCCAGTGGGCTCAACAGTCGACGTTACAATAGATCCAGTCGCTGTTTTAGGGGAGTGCAAACAGATATAGACCTGACTAATGGAGTTTTGGACGTAATAAACATCGGATGGGTATCCGGAAAAATTATCGTCATACCCAGAATAAATCGTACCAGATGACCAAGTATTACGAGGAACAACGAAAGATACGGCGCCCGCAGATTTTAAAGATTGGGCCGATAACCGAGCGTTTCTTATATCTCTTTCAGAATTAACAGGAGCTGGTACGGCATCGGAAGAGTCCCATTGTTCAGACCTTCCTATCGATATGTAATAATTTTCCGTAGACAGGGAAACGTCATCATATATTTTCTGCATTAGAAGTTTTTTTAGTGTATCAGTTAGGACCGCAGTCATATTTTATTTCCTTAAACTATCGTAATAGTACTTTGGTTGCCGAAAACTGACCAACCAGTTCCAGTCCAGATTACTTGGCAGGCATCCCATTGAGCGAGAGCGAATGTTGCGCCTTGATTGAAAGACGCAGGAGTAACCGTGACCAGCCCAGCGCCTTGATTGGATAAATATTTAACTTCGCCTGTTACCGTCCCATTTGCCAGGGTAGCGGCTAGCGCGGTTCCAGAATTAAAATTAGTGAACGACGTAGAAGCATCTATTGCTCCATTGGCCGTTTGGGTCACGTTACCGACCGATAATTTGGTTGTGTTCACCGTTCCAGTACCAGATCCAACGAGATTTAGATTGGCGTTTCCGGTAGAACTTGCTTTTACTTGGGGAGCTGGACCATTAGACACTTCTAGAAAGTTCGTAGCGCCGGATACCTTCGTGAAAAGTATCATTTCATTTCCAGAGCCATCATTGAGGACATCAGAAATAAGTGGAGCATTGAGAACTGGCGATGTCAGAGTCTTGTTTGCCAAAGTTCCCATAGAAGCATTAAATGTTATCGTGTCGGAATCTAACAGAGCCGGAAAATTAATGTTTCTGGAAGCCGATATAGCCGGAGTAATTATGTTGAAGGTGTTCGTACCATTGATATCAGGAATTTTCGGCAAACTGATAACTGGCGCGGTTAGAGTCTTGTTCAAGAGAGTCTGAGATGCAGAATCGAGAACAATGCTGCCAGATGCGTCCGGCAGTTTTATTGTTCTTGGCGCGGTCGGCTCGACTGGAGTAAGAGATGTTTTATTCGCGTTAATGACGGTTCCATCGAACAGAACAGAAGTGTTATTTATCGATACTCCAAGGGACAAAATATTAGAATCTCCTCCGAATATTTTGAACAGGGC